ATGACATAATGAGACAACAACCTAATTTATAGGAGGAAAATATGGATTGGTTACAAAATAAAACAACTCAAATAATAGCTTTGGTTAGTATTGTAGGAACTTTAGCTGGCTTTGGTTATACAGGAGCTACTTACGTTAATAGGTTAGAGAACTTAGAAACTAAAATAGGGGGTCTAGGTAAAACAGAAGATGCACAACAGGCTATTGAAGAACGTTTTGCTAGTATAGAAACTCAAGTTACATACTTAGAAAAACAAATAAACAGTATAAAAATTCCTGACAACAGCGATACACAGGCTTCTGTTGCTTCTTTAACAAGTGATGTAGAAAGAATTTGGATTGAATTAGATAAATTAGAAGACAGTACAAATCCTTTAGCTAATTAAATATGAAAATTGGGTTAATAATGGGCGTTTTGTTATTGGCAACAATTGCTGGATCAGCTTATTGGATAGACAGACTTCAAGACGATATAGGCACTTTGAAAGGCAATCAGATTATTCTTGAAACTAAAATACAAGAACAAAACGAAGCTATAGAAAATTATCTTAATAAACAACAACAAACACAAAATCAATTAATAGCTTTAGAAAAAGAAAAGCAAGAAGCTATGCGTGATGTTAATAAACTTAGAAAAACATTTGCTTCTCATGATTTAGATGAATTAACTTTAGCAAAACCAGAACTTATGGAAGGAAAAATAAATAGAGCTTCTAAACGAGTTTTAGAAACCTTAGAAAAATTAACAGATCCAAATCAATTTAATGAAAAAGATAGCAACAATAGTTAGTTTTGTATTAATTGCTTCTGGTTGTTCTATGATACAACCAAAAGCTAAACCCGTTTCTGTAACAACAATATCAGAAAGGCCTCCTATGTATCATCCACCTTTACCTATGGAAGTACAAATGGACCCTGTTGAATGGGAAATAATGACTCCAGAAAGAATGGAAGAATATTTAACTAACTTAGAAAAAGGTGAAGCTCCTAGACGAGCTTATTACACTTTATCTAGTAAAGAATACGAACATTTAAGTATGGATATAGCAGATATTACTAGGTATATTAAAGAAATATTAGGTATTGTTAAATTTTACAGAGATTACGATAATGACGAAGAAAAAAAAGATTAATAATTCACCAGATGAATTTGTTTATAGAGCAACGTTAGATAGAATTATAGATGGCGATACTTTTGATTGCGTATTAGATCTAGGTTTTGATGTAAGATTACACAAGCAAAGAGTTAGACTTGCGGGTATAGACACTCCAGAAAGCCGTACTAGAAATCTTTCTGAAAAAGCTTTAGGTTTGAAAGCAAAAGAAAGATTAAAAGAACTTTGTGTCGGTACATTTAAAGTAAAATCATTAGGTAAAGGTAAGTATGGAAGGATTTTAGGCGTACCTTATACTGAAAATGGAGAAGACATTTGTGAAAAGCTTATTGAAGAAGGCCATGCGGTACCTTATTTTGGTGGGGCAAAAACAAAAATTTGGGGGTAACATGAAAATATCACAAGAAGGAATAGCTTTAATTAAAAAGTTTGAAGGGTGTAAGCTAGAAGCATATAAGTGTCCGGCTGGAGTTTGGACTATAGGTTACGGACACACAAAAGATGTTAAAGAAGGCGACAGCATCAACAAAGATGAAGCCAATCATTTATTGCAAGAAGAAATGGAAGAATACGAAAAATACATCAATAACATGGTTGAAGTTGACCTTAATCAAAGTCAATTCGATTCTTTGTGTGCGTGGATTTATAATTTAGGACCAACAAATTTTGGTAACTCAACGCTCCGAAAAGTTTTAAACGAAGGAAAATATGATGAAGTTCCACAACAAATTAAAAGATGGAATAAATCTAATGGTGAAGTTTTAAATGGTTTAATAAAACGTAGAGAAGCAGAAGCATTATTGTTTCAAGGTAAAGAGTGGAGTGAGGTTTAAATGGCATTACAAAAAACAATATTTAGACCTGGAATTTATAGAGAGGGTACCGATTACGATAATGAAGGCGGTTGGTTTGATTGTAATTTAGTTCGTTTCAGAAAAGGTAGGCCAGAAAAATTTGGAGGTTGGAGTAAACTTACTACAAACACTTTTTTAGGTACAGCAAGAGCTTTACATTCTTGGGTGTCTTTAGGGGGAACTAAATTTTTAGGTTTAGGAACTACTTGGAAGTATTATATAAATGAAGGAAGTAGTTTTTCTGACATTACCCCTATTCGTAAAACTTCAACAAACAGTATTACTTTTTCAGCTACTAATAGCAGTTCTACTATAACAGCTACCGACAGTAGCCACGGGGCCGTAATTAATGATTTTGTTACTATATCTGGTGCTGTTAGTTTAGGGGGGTTAGTTACGGCTGCTGTTCTTAATCAAGAATATCAAATTACTTCAGTTCCTTCTGCTAATACTTACACATTTGAAGCAAAAGACACATCTGGAGATACTGTAACTGCCAACTCAAGCGATAGCGGTAATGGAGGATCTGGAGTAGACGGAGCTTATCAATTAAATGTAGGCCTAGATGTTTACGTGTCTGGCTCTGGTTGGGGAGCAAATGCTTGGGGTGTAGGTACTTTTGGTGAGGCTACAGCTTTATCAAACACCAATCAATTAAGAATATGGACACATGATAACTTTGGTGAAAATTTAATTATTAATCAAAGAAACGCTGGCATATATAAATGGGTTGAAAATGATGGCACTTCCACAAGAGCAGTACAATTATCTGGTATTAGCGGAGCAAACCAAGTGCCTACCGTAGGCTTACAAGTAATTACTTCAGAGAAAGATAGACATTTAATAGTGTTGGGCGCAGATGTTGTTTCTGGGTCTACTAGAACTGGAACAATTGATCCTATGTTTATTGCCTTTAGTGATCAAGAAAATGAGTTAGAGTTTGAACCAAAAACTACAAATACAGCTGGATCTCTTAGATTATCTTCTGGGTCTTCTATTATTGGTGCCGTTAAATCAAGACAAGAAATATTAATTTGGACTGATACTGCGTTATATAGTATGCAGTTTATAGGGCCTCCTTTTACGTTTGGAGTTAATTTAATAAACGAAGGTATAGGGTTAGTTGGTCCTAAAGCTGCCGTAACAGCCCCTCAAGGAATTTATTGGATGAGCTATAACAATTTCTATGTATATAACGGAAGCGTTCAAAATGTTCCTTGTACTGTTCAAAATTATGTTTTTAGCGATATAAACCTTGGTCAATCTTTTAAAATAAATGCTTTTACTATTGCAGATAAAAATGAAGTTGGATGGTTTTATTGTTCAGAAAGCTCTACAGAAGTAGATAGATATGTAATTTATAATTATATTGAAAACGTTTGGTTTTATGGATCTTTAAGTAGAACGGCTTGGTTAGATGCTGGAATAGAAAATTTTCCTAGAGCTGTTAGTGACGGTTATCTTTATGAACAAGAATCTGGTTTTAATGATGACGGATCTCCTATGACTAATGTTTTTATAGAAAGTTCTGATTTTGATTTAGCAGATGGTGAGCAATTTACTTTTATAAAAAGAATTATTCCTGATTTTAAATTTTTACAAAATGATAATGCCGGCAATATTAATATTGTAGTTAAAACAAGAAATTTTCCTGGAGAATCTTTAAACACAAATTCTACTAATGCTATATCTTCTTCAACAACACAAGCGTATGTAAGAGGCAGGGCAAGACAAATGGTTTTAAGATTTGAGTCTGATGATGATGCTAGTGGTAATGGCAATTTAAGTATTGGGTGGAGATTAGGAGCTACAAGAATTGATACAAGGCCTGATGGCAAAAGATGAGCAAAATATTACAAACCCAACTTCCTATTGCTATAGGGGATGTAAGCCCGGATATTTTTAACAGATTAGTAAGAATACTAGAAATTAACCTTGGTGCCGTTGATGTTGATCAAACTCAACAAGTAAATGATACTGACAAAAACACTTTAAATTTTTTAGCCGGAAGTATTATATGGAATACAACATTAGGAGTATTGCAGGTTTATACAGGTTTTAAATGGATAGATATAGGTGAAAGAACAAATAATCTTGGTTTTGAATTAACTTCTTCTTTAGGTAAAGTAGATGTAAAAACTAACGGAAATATATCAATTAATGTAGCTAGCTTTTAAAAATGTCTGAAACAGCAGAAATACAAGAATATAAAACAAAGAATATATTATTAGAACATCCTGCTGACTGGTATATAAATGAACAAACATTTAATGCGGTTAAACAATCTTTGCCTAACATAATAGATTTTTATGACAATAAAGGTAATTACAATCC